CTTACCACCTATCTTAATCAACCACCATCTCCCCTTTCCTTTAGCCACCTTCATACTTACTCTCTTACTCACCCACACACCCTTCTTCTCTACCTTCTTCATCTCTACCTCCTTACATACTCATTAACACCCATATCACATACACCATACATACACCTACAATACTTAACATCCCTACCATAAACTCTCTCTCATTCATCTCTACCTCCTCCTTAACCTACCAACCTACCCACCTACCCCCCAAACCACAATTTACACACATTATATATACGGTCCTCCAAACACGTGACCGGTTTTGGCATGTGTACTTCAAAATCTGTGTTGTTGATGACAATGTGCAGGTTGACCTGGCTACGGCGGGTGTGTTATAATTAAACCAAGAATATGAGTATCCCGGTGGAGACGTACGATATTCCGGTTCGCACTGAGTGGAAGCTCTTAGGGTCTATTCAGGTGGAGGAGCCGATGGCGACTCTACAGAACAAGGCTGAGCGGATTGGCGTCAACGTAAATACCGTACGGCGCTGGCTGAGGGACAATGCTTATCAGAGATATGAAAACTGGCTTATTAACAAAACGTTTGTGCACGTCCCCGCCGAAGAGCAAAGGATCATCGCAGATCGATATGAGTCTCATGCACCGGAGATGCAGACGAGGCTTCTGGATATCATTGAAAGCACGAATGACCCAAAGCTGGAAAGCTCTCTTTGCCTGGATTGGTTAGATCGTACGCCTAGTGCCCCGAAGCGCGGAGCGGCTGCAGCCTCTGGAGGACTAGTATTACACCTTGACGCCGACGCCTTGGCTATACTGGTGCAACGGTCCAACGAGGCGGGCTTAGAACCGCCGATAGATGTGACTGTGGAAGAGACGAATGGACATTCTAAGCCGGAAGGTGCAGGAAAAAGCCTTTCGGAATAGCCTGGGTGTGGAGCTGCCGACGGAAAGTCGCGCAGATGAGCTCTACGAACGCACGCGTGCGAACGCGAAGGCGAGTCTATTCTTCTTTGCTACTGCCGTACTAAAGTGGGATAAGGTGCAACGTGAGCCGCATTTGGCGCTTTCGAACTTCATACAGAGCAATCCACCCAACCGCTCTGTGGTTCTCGTGCCTCGCGACACGTTCAAGAGCACGATCGCGTCGAAAAGCTTCCCTCTATGGGTCCTTATCCAGGATGAATTTGCCGGTATTCCGGGGAGAGAGCACAGAATCCTGCTCAGTAGCTTCGCATCCGCCAATGCTGCTAAGCAGATCAAGTCGATCATGACGCAGGTGGAGCGAAATGACACGTTTCGTTGGCTATTTCCGGAGCTTTGCCCGGATCCTGCGCAGACTACGTGGACAAACACGAACCTTCTCTTCCCTAGAGAGGGTATGTACGGCGAAGATACGATCGAAGCTGCTGGAGTAGACACTCATATCGTCTCCAGACACTATACCGTCCAGATCAAGGACGATATGGAAGACAAGCAAGGCCTGGAAAGCCCTACGGTCAGGCAAAAGATCAAGGATACCTACAAGTCCATGGAGAGTCTTTTCGTGGACGAACAGTCAGCCGTGGACCGTATCATCGGCACTCGTTGGGGAATAGACGACCTCTACTCCGATATCATTGCCAATGAGAGTGATGTCTACGAATTCTTCGTCCGTCCCTTGCATTGGACTACAGAGGACCTGGAAACGGACTTCAGACAGGCTGAGCAGGCTGATCGTCCCCCGACGTGGAACATGGATCCGGAGGAATTCGCTCCTGATCCAGACAAGACATACTTTTTCTTCCCCCCGCTGTTCCCACAAGACAGCTGTAAGCGCCTTCGGAAGAAGCAGGGATCGTTCATGTACTCTATGCTCTACATGAACAACCCACGTGACTCCGCACTAGCAGAGTTCCGTGATCAGGACCTTCGCTACTTCCACATGTCTCCCGAAGGGGATCTGATTGTGGAGTTCTAACCTGGCGAGACTGAAGTTGTCTCCTTCGACAGTCTCAAACGCGTGCTCATGTGGGATCCTGCCTCCTCTGAGAAGAAGCAGAAGAACCGTAGCCGCAACGCCATGGTCGTGATCGCTGAAGATATCAAGAGGCGGCTGTTTGTTCTTGATGCCTATGCTGAGCGAAATAACCCAGCGTTTCTGTTCAGAAAATACATCGGGCTACATCAAAGGTGGAACGTTCAACGTGCTGCCATTGAAGCCGTGAACTTTCAGCGAACCTTGAAGTTTCCCCTCTATCGTGAAATGGTAGACCAGGGATACCGATTCGCCATATCCGATCAGATCCCCATCGGGGACAAAGACCAACGGATCCGTGGCCTCCTACCTTACGTAGAAAGCCACACATTCTTCATTCGTCGTGGTACAGGCGGTGTCAAGGACTTCGTAGAAGAAATGCTGGGATTCCCAGTCTTCAACACGAAGGACCTTCTAGATGCCTCTGCAGCAGCTGTTGAGCAGCTGGCTAAGGTAGCTGATCAGGTTGTAGAACCCCCCGAGAGGAGGAGACATGCCGACTCGAGAGAGACGCTCAGACTCGCGACGCGCAACTCGCGAACGGGATACTAAGAAAGATGGCAGGAAGAACATGCGGGACGATGAGGCGCAAGACAACAGCCTCTCGAAACTCGTCTCGCGGAAGGAGGCAAGCAGTGGCCGGAAGCATAACAAAAGCGAAAAAGGGACAAAGACCAACAGGCGGGAAGAAAAAGTCCAGGCCGAAGGGCTCAAAACGTCCAGCATACTAAACACTCATCCTGTGAACGCGAGGACCAAGAGACCTTACGATGGCGACGCCAGAACCGATCCAGGTAGAGCTTGATGACGTCCAGCGATCTGATTTCATCAATCAGCTAGACGAAGCTCTGGGTCCGGCAATTCAGGTACAGCAACAACGACGCGAAGCTCTAGCCGAGCTACGACGTGCGTATAAGGCTCTGCCTGAACATAAACGGAAGACCTTTCCGTGGGACGGGGCATCGAACCTTGTAGTTCCTCACGTGGGGACTGCGGTAGACGCAATCGTAGCTAAGCTGATGAGTGCGATCCTTCAGTCGAAGGACTTCTGTGAGGTAGAGATCAAGAAGCCCGAGGTGGAGCCCCAAGAGGACGCTATTCGGACCTGGATCAACACATTCATCAATACCTCTGGCGCGAGAGATCGGATCCGATCCTTCCTCTTCGATGCTGCCTTGAACGGCGATGCCTTCGTAGAGCCTCAATGGGTTGAAGAGACTCGGAAATATCATCACTACTCCCAGCAGACAGGGAACGTTGTGGAATCGGACATTCCCTCCTATTCTGGAGTTCGGTGGAACGTCACAATAGCTGATGACGTAATCGCTCCTCAGGGCTACGACGAATGGGACGAGCTTCCATGGTTCGCAACGATATTAAGGTATACATGGGACGAGCTGCTGAGTCTTCAAGAGGTTGGCGTCTTCGAGAACGTAGAAGCTCTGAAGGATCACAAGAAGGAACGGGACGATCCTCGGTACAAGGTGACTCAGGAGGCGCAGAAAGCTACGGGTGGGGTCGAAGCAACGTACGAGTGCTATCAGATTCACGGGAGGTGGCTCGTACCGAAAGCTATCGGGACCGCAGTCGAAGGCGTAAGCGCGGAAGAAAGTGAGGCGGCCAATTCCTACGAAGAACTGATTGTAGTGTATCACGCCCCCTCGAAGACGATTCTTCGTGCTATCTACAATCCCTACTTTGGGTTCTCGAGACACTTTGTGAAGGTTCCGTTCCTCGTGCAACCCCACGAGCTCTACGGGATGTCCGTTGCAGAGCAGGTCCTACCGTTCCAGGATGAAGCGACGGCTCTACACAATCAAGTCGTGGACTCCGGAACTGCGGCTAATGCTGGGATGATTGTAACGTCGCCGGATAGCAACATTGCTCGAGACCAGCGAATCTACCCTGGTAGGATTATCATCTCCGACAAGCCTAATGACATCAAGATTCTACGCCTGTCCGAGCCGTCTCGCAGCCTTAGCACGATGGAGCAGCTGTCGGGACGCTACCAACAAGTACGCTCAGGTGTCAGTGATTACAATCTCGGCAATGAAAGTAGTGTAGCTCCTTCGCGAGCCACTGCAACAGGCACGACAGCCCTAATCCAACAGGGCAACATTCGATTCAATGTCTCCATCGAGGATGTACGCAAGGCGATTGAGTCGTTGTTGTACCTCACAATTCAGCAGGAACAACAGTTCCGTCCAGAAGGCACTCCTGTTGGAGACGGCCGCACCATCCAATGGCCTCAGGGTGATCCTCGGATGGCGATCGGCTTGAAGTTGACTCTGACAAACGAGACCATGAATAGGGAGGCCGAGATCCAGAGCTTCCAGGTCTTGTTCCAGATTCTGGTACAGTACTACGAGCGCTTCATGCAAGCGAATGCGATGATCATGAATCCGCAGTTTCCACCACAGCAGAAGATTGCTGCGGTGTAAGTGATCAATGCGACACACAATATCATTCGACGCATGGTTGAGCGCTTCGACATCGAAAACGTGGACGAGGTCGTCCCTAACATCATATCAAGCATGCAAGCAATGACCGGAGGACTTAATGGACTCGGAGCGCCTGGCCAAATGGTCGGAGGCCCACCTAACCCGGCTGGAGGACCTCCTCAGCCAGGACCGCCTGGCCCAGCTCCGCCGAATGGAGCTGGCGGGCAGCCAGGAGGAATTCCGCAAGGAGCAGGGGGTAACCAGGTACCTTTCTAAGCAGATCGAGACGATCAATGCAGTATTAACCCGACTCCAGAGAGGAGAGAGAAAAGATGGCAGATCAGGACGGACCGGCTACTAACGCTCAAGGGATTATCACATCGGGAAAGTTCGCTGGGCAGCACGTGTCTAGCCTGGCACAGTATGCTGAGAATCTGGAGCGAGAGCTCTCTACGCCAGCACCTTCGACGCAACAGCCGCCAGCGCAGCAAGAAGCGTCGCCGCAAGAGCGCTTGGAGCAGCACGCAGGTAACCGTATCGGAAGTGTTGGTACCGCTGCTTCTCAACGGTTAGAGCATGACGACGAGGCTGAGTTCTCCAAAGAGCTTTCCGGTATGGGCGTCGACTACAACGCAGATTGGAAGCAGAAGATCGACGCAATAAAATCGGGAATGAACGAGCAGGTTCGCGTAGCTAAGGGCGTGCATAAGATGATCTACATGCAGCTCAGGACGCAGGACCCAGACGCGTTTGCCGCTTTGCATAAGTCCGGAGAAGCGCCTGTACCAGTCGAAGAGCCCGAGGAAGTGGAAGAGCCCGAGACACAGACCACGACTGCGGAGGTGAAAGAGGAGATCAAGGTTACGGAGACGGTAAAACCTTCTCCCCGCGCTGTGACTCCTGGTGGAGTATCTCCGACGCCTGGAACCAGAGCCACGAGCAAGAAGAAGGAAGAGACCATTCCTCTTCAGGCAACGAGTAAAGTTGAGCGCCTCGCTTCAGAGTGGGGCATGTCCACTGAGGAGTACCTGAAACGCGTTCACGCACGCGGTGTGACACAAGGTGACATCGAACGTGAAAGTGTCTCGCGGGCCGATAGGCCAGGAAGGATCAAAAGTGTCTTCGACAGAAGTACCGCCACCGCAGAGCGTTAATGGTACGAGGGATAAGTTCCTTGTTACCAACAAGGATCCCAACTACCAGTATCGTTGGATAAACAAGAATCTGGATCACCACGTTAGTGAGAGACTCACCGACGGTTGGGAACCAGTACGTGGGTCTGATCTTCCAGAAGACCTGCGACTCGAGATCCTGGGGAAAGTCGGACAGAGTACCGAACGTCCCGCAGGTGGACCGCTTCACATGAGAGGAGATCTCGTGTTGATGCGAATGAAGAAGGACCTGTTCGAGGAGAAGGTAAAACGCCCTATCGAGCAGAACCGTCAACGGCAGCATGCCTCCCTAGACACGCTCGTAGCGAGAGCTAACGATCATGTCAAACAGTCGCTGAGACGCGCCAACCAGCGGGAGATACGCGACCGTCACGTGTTCACAACCACAGATGACCCGTCGTTCTCTTCGGAGAACGTATCGGAGTCGCAGACGAAAGGATAGATAAATGGCTACATCGCCACGCATCGCCTTCACTGCGGTCCGCACCATTAATGGTATGGGCATTGCTCGGCAGGACTTCAAGGAAGCTGCAAGCACCACCTTTAAGGCTGGTGCGCCTCTTGTAGTTGCATCAGGTTACGCGAATGAATGTGGGGCCGATCCCGCTCTCATTCTCGGAATCGCAACTAAAGACGGGCAAGGCGGATCGTCTGCAGGCGATTACTCGCAAACTGTCATTATGGCACATCCTGGAACCTTGTTCCTTGGGAATCTCTCTAATGCGGCTGATAATGCTGTCACAGCACAGACAGACATCATGACGGGTTACGGGATCCTAAAGCACGCCGGAACAGGCAAATGGTTTGTCGATAAAGGCGAAACCTCAAACAAACGTGTTCAGGTCTGGGACTTCTGGTTGCAAGACAAGGAAGTCATCGGAGATATCCGAGGCCGGGTATTGTTCACGTTTGACCCAGACGTTAGTCAGGGCGTTCAATCGTAGATAGGAGTATATAGATGGTAACCTCGACTGGAGGATTTAGCCAACTGCTTGCTCCAGGCCTCTACGATGTAATGTACAACGAGATCGATTCTCAGCCGAATCAATGGCTAGGAGTTCTAAATACGAATACGTCTCAGCGGGCGTATGAGGAAGATCTCAAAGTAGCAGGTCTGGGTAGCATGGTGACGAAGCCGGAAGGCCAAGACACCTCGTTCGACGACCCAATTCAGGGTGCTAAGGTGCGGTATACGCACGCGTCCTACGGACTTGGCTTCCGTATCACGCGTGAGATGTGGGATGACGATCTCTACGCCATCATGAATCAGATGGCTGCGGAGCTCGGCAGAGCTGCAGCGTACAAGATTGAAGTGGACGCTTGGTCCACTTTCAACAACGCGTTCTCGGCTAGCTTTACCGGCCAAGACTCGTTGAGCTTGTGCAACACCGCACACACGCGCCTTGATGGTGGAGCAACTATCGCAAACCGGCCAAGTGTGGATGCCGACTTCTCGTACACAACCTATCAGGCAGCGCTGGACTCTTTCAATCAGCTGTTGGATGACCGCGGACGTCCGATCGTCATGCGGCCTTCCTTGTTGATTATTGACCCGACGTTCATCTGGCAGGCGAAGGAAGTCCTGAACAGTGTGTATCGTCCATTCACGGCCAACAACGAGATCAACCCGCTGCACGGTGAGATCGAAGAGAACGGCTACCTTCCCTGTCGATATTTTGTCGACTCGGATCAGTGGTTCCTCGTCGTTCCCAAAGGGCAGCACGACGTGAAGTTCTGGTGGAGAGTCCGTCCAGAGACGGCAGAAGCCGATGACTTCTTGTCTGGTGATGCGTTGTACAAAATCTACGCGCGGTATTCCAAAGGCTTCTCCGAGTGGAGAGGCGTATACGGAAGTTCGGGGGGTGCCTAATCATGGCGGCTCCGACTAAGACCGTAGCGGGGTTTACGAACCTCAACAAGCAGAGCGGCTCTTCCACTGCCTCTGGCCTCATCGTTCAAGATACGGCCGGTGATGGCTATGGCTTGTGGGTTGATACGACAGGAGATCTGCGTATCGCAGCCGTTGCAACCGTTGAAGGTGCCAGCTTCAATCCCAACTCTGATGGGACGGTCGTTGGCACGCAATCGTAGGGGATTGGGGGGACTTCGGTCCCCCTATCTTTTGAAAAGGTATGGACAGACAACTTACGCCTCGAGAGATGCACACGTTGATCACGCAGCTACGCCGTACTGACTTCTCTAGGACTGTCAGGGGACGAAGTTCTGCGGTTCGAAATCACGCAAATGCGTGCGTGCCATGCATGAAGAAGGAGTTACATAGTATCCTCAGCTACAGGAGCCCAAATGCCAATTCCAAGTTACAGTTCATGGCTGCCAGTCGCCGTCGAAGCGCTTGACTTCGAACAAGTCACAGTGGATAATACCTCTGGAGGTGTAGGACTTACCTCCTCGAAGTATGCTCCTACAGGCTCTTCGCCGATGAACCTCGTCCGCGTAAGCGTAGACACAGCAAGTCTAAAGGTGACAGAGGACGGGACGGTGCCAACAGCATCGTTAGGTGATACGTTCGACGCGGGTGATCAGTTCCAGATCACTGGCGTGAACAGTCTTAGGAAAGCTCGGTTCATTCGTACTGGCGGCGTGAGTGCCGTGATTAACGTGACGTACTACCGGCAATAGGAGACAGAATGATAATTCCCGGAAAGACCAAGGACGCTGCGACTCTTTCCACACCTGTCACGGTTGGAAATGGTGGTACCGGAGCCTCTTCATTTACGGCTGGCCGCGTCCTGATCGGAAACGGGACGAGCGCTATCCTAGACACGGGTAACGCAACTATCGGCGGCACCCTCGACGTGACCGGACGGCTACTTGTGGATAGCGTTGGCCCCAGTGCTATCGGTCAGGCGGTGAGTGGCACCACAAGTTTGGTCCTCGGAGGTGCGTTCACCAGTGACGGGTCCAGCAACTACGCCTACAAGGTCAACGTTGCCGGATCATTGACGGGAGCGGCTGGGGATACAGCACGGTTGGCCCTGTTT